GTTATTTTTTCTTGGTTAGTCGCTCAAGATTATTTTAAGGAAATGACAGATAATGATGTTCGTAAACGGATTTATGAAGAGCAAAAAAATCAGATTGAACAGGACATGGCACCATTTGGATTTATTTCTGATGGATTTGAAGAGAATACCTTTACAGATAATGCTGGAGATAGATGGCACGTAGATGAATATGGTGATCGATCCTTTATGTGGGACTATGTATGATGAATTTTGATGATCAAATTGAACTGGAACATATTTTATTTTTTGAAAGAAAATGTAGATCTTGTAAAAAAGTAAAAAATTTAATAGATGATTTTTATTTGATAAGAAAAAGTAAGGGAGTTTTTCCTTCAGCATATTCATACGAATGTAAAGAATGCACGATAAAAAGAATTAAAGAATCTAGAAAAAAACAAACATTATCGACAGATTGGAGTTATCCAGATTGGTAAATGTTCATGAACTGTTTCCCCACTGAAAGTAATCTTTTTAATAAATATTTCTAGAATAATTCTGGATATCACGGAGAATTAAGATGCCACTAAATTTAGCATCTCCTGGAATTGTAGTAAGAGAAGTTGATTTAACTATTGGTAGAGTTGATCCAACTGCGGATGGTATTGGAGCAATTGTAGCTCCATTTGCAAAGGGACCTGTAAATATTCCGGTTCTGGTTAATAATGAGCAAGAACTCTTAAGTAATTTTGGTCAACCATATAACGCCGACAAACAATACGAACATTGGATGGTTGCCTCATCATATCTGGCATATGGAGGTCCATTACAAGTTGTAAGAGCAGATGATGCTGACCTCAAAAATGCTGCTGTTGGTTCGGGAGTAACAGTTTCTGGACAAACAACAATTTCGCCAACAAAAATTAAAAGTTATGAAGATTATGTTAATTTAGGATATGATGAAAACATTTATCCTGGAGTTACATTTGCTGCAAGATTTCCAGGATCTTGGGGAAATGGAATTAAAATTGCTGTCATTGATGGAAAAGCGGATCAAATTTTAAGTGGTATTGCCACAGCCAATCTTTCGGTTGGAATGGGTATTACTCAATCGATGGTTGGGAGAGTGACTGCTGGAGTTGGAACAACCAGTTTGTCTTTAGGACATTTAAGAGGAACGATTGTTTCGATTGGTGCAAGTTCAATTGAAGTTAAAGTTCAAGGTGTTGTTTCAGCAGGTGGAACAGAAACTTCGGTTAGTTATCAACAATTTGGATTACACTCCTTTGAATCCCGAGGAATAAGTGGTAATTCTCTAGACGCGAATGTTTCTCCAGTAATTGGTATTCACTCAGTAGGATTTTCAACAGCATTTGTTTCAAGATCATATGCAGCAAGACAAGATTGGTTTGATCAACAACAAATTACATTAAGTTCGGGTAATATTTATTGGAATTCTCTATCAGATAGACCATCAACCTCAACCTATGCTGTTGCAAGAAATAGTAAGCATGATGAATTTCATGTGGTTGTAATTGATGATAATGGTAGTATTACTGGAAATACTGGAACAATTCTTGAAAAACATCTTTCACTTTCAAAAGCAAAAGATTCTGAGTATTCTGTAGGATCTCCATCATATTGGAGAAAATATCTTTCAGAAAATTCACAATACATTTTTGGTGGATCGCAACCTACAGGAGTCTCTACAATAACCACTAATTCTACATTTGAATTTGTAACTGGTGGTGGATGGGACCAAGAAACTTCAAATGTTTCGTTTGGTGCTGTTGGATCAGCAGTTTATACTCTCGCTGGTGGTGTTGATTATAATGGTCTGGCTGGAATTGGATCTACCGGATCATTAAAAGCAACGGTTGGAGATCTTTCAACTGGATATCAAATTTTTGAAAATGATGAAGAATATGCAGTTAATTTTCTTCTGATGGGTGGTGCAGGGTATACAAAAGAAGATGCCCAAGCATTAGCATCAGCAATAATTTCAGTTGCTGAAATTAGAAAAGATGCAATTGCATTTATTTCACCAAATAGAACTTCCCAGGTAACAGAACTATCAACAGGATTTACTGTTAAATCTGCTTCTGAAATTACAGATAATGTTTTAAGTTTCTATTCTGGTGTTCCATCATCATCTTATGCAATCTTTGATTCTGGATACAAATACATGTATGATAGATTTGGTGACACCTTTAGATATGTCCCTCTGAATGGTGATATTGCTGGTTTGTGTGCTAGAAATGATGCATCTAATTTCCCTTGGTTCTCACCTGCAGGAACCTCTAGAGGTGGAATTTTAAATGCAGTTAAATTGGCATATAATCCATCAAAACAACAAAGAGATAGACTTTATTCTGCAAGAGTAAATCCAGTGATTCTTTCACCTGGAGATGGTATTATTCTCTTTGGAGACAAAACTGGTCTAGCAAAAGCATCTGCTTTTGACAGAATTAATGTTCGTCGTTTGTTTATCTATCTTGAAACTGCAATTAAAGCAGCTGCTAAAGATGTTATGTTTGAATTTAACGATGAGTTAACTAGAAGTTCTTTTGTAAACGCTGTTGAACCATTCCTTCGTGATGTTCAAGCTAAACGTGGAGTTCAAGATTACAGATTAATTTGTGATGAAACAAACAATACTGCTGCTATTATTGATAACAATGAATTTGTTGCTGACATCTATATCAAACCATCACGCTCCATCAACTTTATTGGGTTAACCTTTATTGCTACAAGAACTGGAGTGTCTTTCTCAGAAGTAACCGGAGTTTAATTTAAAGAGGTAAAAAACGATGGCTTTAAGAACTATTTCACAATTTAAGTCAAATTTAGCTGGGGGAGGCACTAGACCTAACTTATTTGAAGTTACTCTTAATTTCCCAACTGCTTCTGAATTACAATTTATGTCTAATGCTGCAACCCCAGCATCCGAAAACGCAACATTAACTGATGTATCGGGAGTTCAAGCTCTTGCACCATTTTTGGTTAAGGCAGCAAATTTACCTGCTTCAAATATTACTCCAATCTCTGTTCCATTTAGAGGAAGGGAATTAAAAGTTGCAGGTGAAAGAACTTTTGATAGTTGGACTATTACAATTATCAATGATACTAACTTTAAAATGAGAACAATTATGGAGCAGTGGATGAACTCTATAAGCAGATTAACTAATGCTTCTGGAGAGACTAATCCATCAGATTATGATGCTGATATGGTGGTTAAGCAGTTGGACAGAAATGGAAGCACTTTAAGAACCTATAATTTTGTCGGAGCTTTTCCCACAAATATTTCTGAAGTACCACTTTCAATGGATACCACTGATACCATTGAAGAATTTACAGTTGAGTTTCAAATTCTATATTGGAATATTGCTGCTGGATCTGACACCACTAATCAACCTGCAATACAATAATAAATAGATATAATAGTTTAATTCTTATAAAATGACAAAACTTTTTGGGTTTTCTATTGAATCATCGGAAAAAAAATCCAAATCTATAGTTTCCCCCGTTCCTCCTAACAATGAGGACGGGGTTGACTATTTTATTCAATCCGGATTTTATGGACAATATGTTGATATTGAAGGTGTATATAGAACAGAACATGATTTAATTAAAAGATATAGAGAAATGGCATTACACCCAGAGTGTGATAATGCGATTGAAGATGTTGTCAATGAAGCTCTCGTTAGTGATCTTTATGATTCTCCTATAGAAATAGAATTAACTAATGTAAACGCTAGTGATAAACTTAAATCTTTAATTCGTGAAGAATTTAAATATATTAAAGAACTTTTAGATTTTGATCGTAAGTGTCATGAAATTTTTAGAAATTGGTATGTTGATGGGAGAATTTTTTATCATAAAGTAATTGATTTAAAAAAACCAGAAGATGGGATCAAAGAATTGAGATGCATTGATCCCATGAAAATGAGACATATTAGACAAGAAAAAAAACCAAACAAAGGTAATGGTTTGGGTGTTGATCTTTCTAGATTAGATGAAAATAGCAGGACATTTTATCCAGAAGTTGAAGAGTATTACATTTATACTCCCAAACCAAACTATCCACTAGGAATGGTTTCTGGTTCTGGAGGACAAAAAGGAGTTAAAATTGCAAAAGATGCTATTACATGTGTAACATCTGGTCTTGTAGATAGAAACAAAGGAAGCGTTTTGTCTTATCTACATAAAGCAATTAAAGCACTTAATCAACTTCGTATGATTGAGGATAGTCTTGTTATTTACAGATTATCACGCGCACCAGAGAGAAGAATCTTTTATATTGATGTGGGTAATCTTCCAAAAGTAAAAGCAGAGCAATACCTTAAAGAGGTGATGAGTCGTTATCGCAATAAGTTAGTATATGATGCTAATACTGGTGAAGTTCGTGACGATCGCAAATTTATGAGTATGATGGAAGATTTTTGGCTCCCAAGAAGAGAAGGTGGTAGGGGGACAGAAATTACTACACTCCCAGGTGGTCAGAATCTTGGAGAACTTACTGATGTTGAGTATTTCCAGAAAAAACTTTACAGGGCTCTGAATGTCCCAGAATCAAGAATTGCATCTGATGGTGGATTTAATCTTGGAAGGTCTTCTGAAATTTTAAGAGACGAACTTAAATTTTCTAAATTTGTCGGACGTCTAAGAAAAAGATTTTCAAATCTTTTTAGTGATATGCTAAAAACTCAATTGGTATTAAAAAATATCATTACTCCAGAGGACTGGGATCAAATTAATGATCATATTCAATATGATTTTCTGTATGACAATCAATTTGCAGAATTAAAAGAAAATGAATTGTTAAATGAGCGTCTTGGAATACTAGCAACAATGGAACCATATATCGGAAAATATTTTTCAGTCGATCATGTGCGTAGAAAAATTCTTCGTCAAACTGATTCGGAAATTATTGAGATTGATTCTCAAATTAAAAAAGAAATAAAAAAAGGAATTATTCCAGATCCAAATTCTATAGATCCAATCACCGGTGCTCCTTTACCACAAGAAGAAGAAGTTGGTCCACTTGGAGAAGTTCCTGTTGAACCTGATCTCGACCAACAAGGATCTGTAACGGATGCTCAAGTTCAAAAAGATACTAAAAAGGCTGAAATATAAATAAAGTATACTTAATATCTCATTTTATGGAAGAAATTATCGACTTGATTGCAACTGATTCATCGGCCTCAGAAATTAGTGATAAAATTAAATCTGTTTTATTTGCTAAATCAGCAGAAAGAATTGAAGTTGCCAAACCACATGTTGCTAACATGATGTTCAATGATGAATCTGAGACCGGAGAAACAGAGGATCAAGAATAATGGCCAGCACAATTAAAATTCTTGGAGCGGAGGCAGCACTTCCAACGACAACTGGAGCTGCTACAAGTTTTAGTTCGGCAACAGTTGTACGTCTTTTTAATTCGGCAACATCTGCGGATCATTTAGTTACTGTGGTTGAGACACAAGGCGGAACCGTTATTG